CAATCATCCAAGTTGTCAGTGTTGGCATCAATGATGGGGTACTTGGGGTACAGGATGTTGTTGTCCGCAAGCACTTGGGAGAACAGCCTGTGCTGCACCCCGTTTTCGAACAAGAACTGTCCCAGGCCGTCTTTGTCGCCAAACCGCACGTAAGACAAGTCATTCATGTTCATGGCTTTTTCCTAAACACTTCATCCCGCAGCAACACGTAGGTGCGGAACAAAGTAAAAACAAGAGTCGCCCACAACACAGCATCCGACAGGGTGAAGTGCCCCAGGATAGTCCCCACCCAAATAACGATGAGGTCTGTGAATGATGTGTGGCCTGTGTCTTGTTCCATGTCAGACTGCGTAGTAAGGAATCTTCTTGTTGGTTCCAGAAATCTGTACCGTGATGTAACCTTCCGGCACTAGCGGCAAGCTGGACGTTGCGAATGTCGCAGATGCTGAGTTGGCACTGGTGAAGTTGGTTCCACCTAACGTAGCCAGCGTAGTCACAGAGATGGTGGTGAAGTTGCCAGTGTCGCCGCCGTCTACCTTCTGCCAGATAGACCCGTTGAACACCGCCCAATCACCTACACCCCACAGCGTAGTGCCGTCAAGGTTAGTGCTGCCAGCAACAGACACAACATAGTAGTAACCCTTAGTTCCAACGCTAGAGGTCAACGTAGGGCTGTTGGTGCTTGCGTTCCATGTGCCCTGATAAACAAGAGCGCCTGTTACGCCGGATTGGGTTACTGTTTTCAACATGGTTACATTCCATCGCCAGGGGTGATGTACACCGCAGCCGTGCTGCTGCCAGTGATGCCTGTGAAGTAAGCGTTAGGGACAAACGTCAGAATCTCATCTGTACCAGCGAGGATGGGATACGCAGGGCCAGTGCTAGTCACCACCGTGGCGCTGTTGGCAGCGTCAGTAGATGCAACACCGTAGCCCAGAAACACAGTCACGCTACCGCTGTTGATGATGCGGTACTGGTTGCCGCCCAGCGTAGTAGATGAAGCCTGTACAGGCGTAGGTGCAGTCACAGCAGCCGTGAAGACAACTGTGTTGCCTGTCTTGGTAAATGCGTTGGTACTCATGCTTGTTCATCCGCTGGCAAAGGTGTGTTGCCTTCAGCAAGCCATGCTAGGTATTGCTGGTAGTCAGTGTTGGCTGGGTCAAAAGGGATGTAAGCGCCGTCAGAAAGACGTTGCACAACATTTGATTCGCCAAATCGGTTATGGACAAGTTTGTATTCCATTTTATAGCTCCGCAGACATTGTTACGCCAACTGAAGAAGACCCCGCATAGTAAAAGCAATCTCCAGAACCCGCGCTATCAACATACAAAGATGCAACTTCAGTTCCAATATTATTAAATCCAGGATTGCCACCGCCCGATGTATTTGTTTTAGTCCATGTCCCCACCACTGTTCCTGTGGGAGCAGCCCGCATAGACGTTTTATAAAATATGTTTACCGCTGGCCCTTGCCCAGCAGCTGCTGCATTATTTCTACCAAACAATGCAAGTCCGCTTGTGCCAAATATTTGCTGGTAGTACCGCTGACACAACGCAAACTCAGTCCCATACGAACGCACATCAAACGATGTGGCTGTGCTGCCTTTTTCTAGTTGTACGCCTGTTACATACCAAGTAGCGCCAGCGGTAGAGGTTATGTTGGTTGAACCCGTTGCGCTGACGTAGTTTCCGGTGTACCAAGCGCCAGCAGTGTTCAGGAACGTGGAACCTACCCCAAGACCCCATCTGATTTCAAAGCCAACCGAATTAGTAGTATTCCATGTTCCCGATGTGTATGCGGGTATGCTGATGGTTTTGTACTCAAACGTGTTTGCTGCACTGATGGTGTATGAAAATACATACGTCCTATCATTACCTCCGTTAGTCAAAGCCCCGCCAAAAGTTCCAGTTAAAGAACTCCGCACCCAAAAAGACAAAGTAATATTTGAAGCGCCAGCAGTGCCAAAACTTAAATCGGCTATGTTGTAACCTTCAATATAGTGTTTCAAAAAGTTATTTTCGCCAGCGGCTGGTGTGTACGCCGTGCCAACAGTAAATAACAATGATTTAGTAAACCCAGATGATGGAACGGTGCTTGATTGCCCAGCCGTAAAAGTCCCTGCGGAAGTATCTTTAATTACTATGAACCTATCCACAGGGAATGCACCTGACGAAGATACTGTAGCCCCAGCATTGCGCTGGTCAATCACCATCGCGCCGTTGATGATGCGGTTCTTGAAGCCAAAGGTGTTGGGTAAGTTTGCGTAACCTACAAATGTGGCGTTCTGGCTTGTGTCGTAGGTGACCGCTGTGTTGCCGTTGTTGCTCTGCAATACGAGCGCAGTGCCCGCAGCAGAAGTGATGGTGTTGATGGTTGGGGTAGCAATGGTTGGGCTAGTGCCTAGTACGTTGTTGCCACTGCCTGTGTTGGTCACGCTGACAATGTTCTTGCTGGCATCTAGCGCCAGGGCAGTAGATGCGGTCAGGTTTGTCAGCGTAGTCGTGCCGCTAATGTTGGCGGTAGTGACGTTAGCAGTGGTAATCACCGCTGTGCCAATGTTGGCGGTGGTTACGTTGGCGGTTGTAACCGCTATGTTTGTGAGCGTAACACTGCCGCTGCTGACAGTGACGTTCGCCAGCGTCATGTTGTTGAGCGTGGTGACGGTGTTTCCTAGCTGGATAGCCGTGTTGCCCAACGTGATAGTGGTTGCAAAGTTGCTGTCAAGGTTGGACAACGGGATAGCCGCCGTAGCCGTGCCAAAAGTATAGGGAACTGCCATTTAGAACCTCACTCTCAATTCATGTTCAAACTCAAACGTGTTGTACACAAAACCAGCACTATTACTGGTGATGGTTAAACCCAGGTACTTGCCGTACTGCTGCGCGTCACTCTTGTACAAGGCGTACCCGTTGGAAGTCAGCCACCCAATAGTGGCGTTTCCGTTGTTCTTCCAAGGGATAGTGGTATAGCTATTGTTATACCAAGTGACGCTGTTGTCTAGTGAGTAAACAGGGCTGGAACCAGCTTCGCTGTCCACGGTGACGTTAAGTGAAGAGGCGTTGGTCAAGGTGGCCTCAATGCCAAACTTCAGCGCCTGCTTGGTACGGATGCTGTCGCCCATAGGCATCAGGGCCGTGCGGATAGTGCTGGCTACGTTGCCTGTGGTGTTGCTGTACAGCTTGTACAGGTCAGTGCCTGTAGTCCCATAGAGGTTAATCACCCCGCTGAACGGGACGGAGGTGACGTATGTCAATGCGCCCTGGCTGGTGATGAACCATTTCTTCTCAAAAAACACTGCTTGGATGGGCCGCGCAGAAGAAAGCGGGTCGTTGTAAGTGAATGAGAACGCCGCGCACAAGATGCTGTTGAGCAAGACTTGCCCGCCCGTGACAGGCTTGGTGAAGTCAATGTACGGGAAGATGCCGTCCAGTTGGTCGGAAATCTTGCTGGTAGTGGAGCCAACCAGGGCGTACATGCCGTAGTCGTTCATGAACAGGACAGAGCGGAAGTACGGGAAGATGCCGTACACCCGCTTAGTACCGATACTGGCGCTGACGTTGGTGTTGGTGAACAGGGTTACACCCGTGCTGGACACCCGCAAATCAGAGAACACGTTGATGCTGTCATCACCAAACACGTACAGGAAGTTGTTGGCAGACAGCAGCGCCTGGATGTTGCCGTGCAGCGTAGAGTCTGTGATGGTGAAAGAACCAGCAGACACAGACGTAAAGTCGCTGACGCTGGTGGCAGAAGAAAAGTACACCGTCCTGCCCGCAGCTACCCATGAACGACCAGAGAAAGTAGCTACTTCCACAATCTTGTCCACGTTGACAAAAGCTGTGGCGGTTGCGCCAGTGCCTGGTGTGCCGCTGCTGTCGGTGATGACTACCGTCACGTTGGATGCCGAGGTGTATCCCGCTCCTGCGTTGGTCATAATGACCTGGGTAACCTGACCGCCGGACACGATGGCGTTGCCTACAGCCCGTGTTGTCCAGCCAGTGCCGTCACCGATAACCACCGTGACGTTGGAAGAGTTGGTGTAACCAGTGCCAAAGGTGTTCATCACCACAGACACCGTTCCTGTTTTGAACGTAACCAGAGAAGCTACCGCCGTGGCGCTGGTAGTGGCTCCACCGCCGCTGATAGTCACTGTAGGCGCGGCTGTGTATCCTTGACCGCCGTTGGTCAGGGTAATAGCAGTGACAACGCCGCTGCCGACAGTCACAGTAGCCGTTGCCTGCACGTTACCCGTTGTCTCTTGCGGGGCAGAAATGGTGATGCTGGGCGTGCTGGTGTAGCCTGCGCCCGCGTTTCTGATGCCGATAGCGCCTACAGAACCAATGCTGGACAGGTTGCCGCCATCCCAAGAGAACAAACCCTTGTCAGGGTCACCGATGATGACTTTCTGGTTCTTGTATTGGGCGGTGGTTACGCCGGACGAGGAAAACGTGCCCGCAGCGGCAATGTTGCCAGTGGTGGCGGTTGTGACGTTGAAGTATTGCGCCGCGCCGTTGGATTCAAACGCAACCACGTAGTCACTGACGTTGATGTTGGCAGAATTGAGCGTGGTGACCGTGTTGCCAAACGCAACAGCAGCGTTGCCAGAGTCTCTGACGGTTGACTGCGCGGGGACAATCTTGATGTTGCCAAACCCGATAGGCATGGCGTTCTCTATCCAGGCGAACTCATCCTCTTTGATAGCCGTTCTGTTGGCCTTGGTGTTAAGACTAGTGAAATTCTTAACAACAGCATAAGACTTCTTTTGCTCTGCTGCTGCCATGATTAGTACGGGCTAGAGTAGGGGTCTGGAATGCGGCGCGTGAAGACAGAGTTCTGAACAGCATTGACATGCTTCATGTACTCTTGCTTGTAGATTTCCGCTTCACCATAGCTCTGTTCTTTGTACTTGGCCTTGTAGGCTGCGTAGAAAGCCACAGGCGAGGTGTACGGGGACACAATGACATCAACAGTGCCTGGAGAGGCTGTAGACAGTGCTGTAGGCAGGATGACCGTATCTATCTCGATGTAATAGCTCTGGTCTGGCACAGGAGCTATGTATATCTGCCCCTGACCATAGGTTGAGAAGCAGATGGGCCTGCCAACGTAGTTCTGCCAGTACCGTAGCTGGGCGTTGAAGTTGCTCCACGGCAAGTAGCGCAGCGGGATGCGGCTGTTACCCCAGTACAGGGTGATGTTCATCACATCCAACGTGTTCTGACCGTTGGGCATGGCTGCGTAGTTGATGAGTTCCGCAGGGCCAGAATACTGCATAGTCGCCGTGCCGTTGGTGAACGGGGCGGTAGGCGGGAACGTAGAACCAGATGCCGGATACGGCGGTGGAACAGTGTCAGTGGTTCCGCTGGCTGTTACCTGGTAAATAAAAATGTTGGAAAACAGGTAGTCACCAGCAGTAACAGGCGTACTTGCTGCCCAAGCAGTAGCTACATTGCCACCAGAAGAAATGGGGGTTTGGGTAACTTGGAGGGTACGTAAGCACCCAGTGTCTCTAACAACGCGCTCACGGGCGCTGTTAATGTCATCCGTTAGTTCAGCATCGTCCCAGAAGACACCATTGGCATCGTGCAGTAACCGCCGTACTTCCGATAGGTAGGAAGAAAGTGTTGCCATGTTGCTTCCATTTTATGCTGCCCTTTGCGTAACTTTTCCCCCCACGGATTTTTCAATCCGCAGAGGTACTACGCTAACCGCCGAGGGTAAGGAGCGGTTCTGCTCTGGCTGCTGCTCAGTGATTT